TTGTCAGAATACTATTTTAATACTTTTGATGTTACAATAGATCAAAGTTGTAAAAATCAAAACAGATTAAGATATATTTCTTTTGATCCTGATTTATTTCAAAATTTAAAATCAAATAAATTTATTGCTAAAAACACAAAGAAATTTATAGAGCCAAAAAATATAAATTTTGTTTATGTTGAAGATGACTTTCAAAATATTTTACAACAGATAAAAGATAGATCAATTGATTTATGCAATGAAGACTATGTAAAATATGTTCGTATTGGAATGTCTTTAGCATCTAAGTTTGGTTTACAAGGTGCTGAGTACTTTCATTTTATTTGTTCGTACGGTGGAAAGTATAATGAAAAAAGAGCCGAAAAAGATTATCAAGGTTTTTGTAGAAATCAATCCAAAATTTCAATAGGTACTTTTTACTTCTATTGTAAAGAACATGGTATATCTATTTATTCAGAACGTACAAAAAAAATAATTGATAGAGTAGCAATAGCAAAAGTACAAGGTACTCCAATATTAGATTCAATCGTTTCTAATTTAAAAACTGCGAATGAAATAGAAGCTAATGAAAATGATAAAAAACTTATTCAGGAATTAATTAATTCAAAAATAGATTTTTCAAAAGAAGCTAATTCTAATTTAACAGAAATTGAACAAATAGAAAAATTCATTATAGATAACTTCAATCCTAAAATTGATGTAATTACAAATATTACTTATATTTTAGATAACGTACATTTAACAGATACTGAAATAAACGATATTTATTTAAGTGCTAAAAAGAATTTAGAATTTAATATATCAAAAGACGATATTCGTTCTGTAATCAATTCAAATCGTATTACTAAGATAAATATACTTAAAGAGTTTTTAAATGAAAATAAAGGTACTGAAACTGGCTTTATAGAAGAGTATGCTAATTGTGTTTATCCTCAAAATGAATTTAATTTATGGGCTTTTAAAAAATGGATAGTTGGAGCTTTACACAATTGGACCGCTCAAAAAGAAGAAAAATTAGTTTGTCCTTTAACTTTAGTTTTAACTGGTCAACAACATGGAACTGGAAAAACTTCTTTCCTTCGTAATATAATGCCTAACGAGTTAGATAAATATTTAGTTGAGGGTAAAATTAACGGAGCTGACAAAGATAGTACATACACTTTATGTAATTCTTTAATGGTTTTAGATGATGAATTCGGAGGTAAGGCTTTTAAAGATGTTAAAGAGTATAAATCTATTTCAGATATTAATATCGTTACGCAAAGAAGACCATACGAAAGAGAATCAAAAACATTTAAAAGACGTGCTATTCTTTGTGGTACAACAAACGAAATAGACATTTTAAAGGATGTTACAGGTAATCGTAGAATATTGCCTATAAACGTCGAAAAAATAGACTATGATAGAATGTTACTAATAGATAAGAAAAAGTTAATCATAGAAGCCTACAATCTATTAAACGATGGTTTTGATTGGATAATAAGAAAGGAAGAAGATATCGAATATCTAAAAATAAATTCGGCTTCAAACGAAAATGTTTATCCAATTGAAGAAATATTTTTTAATCATTTTAAATTTGAAGCCGAAGGAAATTATACTTTTGAAAGAATTTTAAATCAGGGTGAAATTTTAGAACACTTAAATCAAGTGTCAATTATGAAGCCAACTAAGTATGATCTAAAAGAAATTTTTACTAAAAATAAAATAGTATATCAAACTTATAGAGTACTAGGAAAAATTAAAAGTGGAGTTAAGTTGTTCTGTCATAATGGTTTAGACAATTCTATGCCGTTTTAAAGTGTAATTTTGTAATTTAAGTGTAATCTGTTAAAAATTACACTTAAATTATTTTAAATCAATAAGTTAGACTACTTGTAATTTTGTAATTTAATATTTTATAATTATAATAGGTAAGAGTAAAATAAATTATTGATTAAAATAAAAAAGTATAAATATTCTAAAAGAATTAATTAAAAAAAATAGATTACAAATTACAAACTATGAAAATAACAACAGAAAATAAAATACAACAAGAAATTTATTTGTACTTCAAATTAAATTATTGTTTACCAAAACACAAAAATAGATGTATGATATTTTCAGTCCCGAACGATTCAAGTAATGCAGTAGAACAACAAAGAAAAGTTAATACTGGTTTATTGGCTGGTGTAAGCGATTTAATTATGTTTATTGGTACTGATGTTTACTTTATCGAGATTAAAACATCTACTGGAAGACAAAGCGATAAACAAAAAGATTTTGAAAGTAGAGTAAATTTACTAGGACACAAATATTTTTTAGTTAGATCACTTGATGAATTCAAAAAAATACTTATATTTGCCGTAAATAAAATTTAAAAGTTATGAAAATTACAGGATCACTAAAAGTAAAAAAAGATACTCAGGTAGTATCGGAAGCATTCTCAAAGCGAGAATTTGTCTTAACAGTTGTAGATGGTGCATTCTCGAATGACATCTTAATACAATTGACGAAGGATAAAGTAACATTGATTAACGATATTAATATCGGGGACTTGTTGGAAGTTGAGGTGAATTTATCGGGTAAATGTTGGGTGAATGCTGAAGGAGTTGAGAAGTATTTTAATAGTTTATCGGCATGGAAGATCACGAAGCTTTAAAATTATTCGAGTTTTTTCTTTGGTTTAGAGAAAACGGGGATAAATATGTATGTCATCCAATTGAACATATGATTAAAATTTACTTAGATGAAAAATATAATAGCGAAATCAAAAACGACTGAGTTGATTATACAAGTTACATATATGGATAAGCATATAACTAGAGGTCAAGTCTTAGTTGGCGATACATTTAACAAAGTAGGAAATATTGATTATTGGTCGACATCTACACTAGATATAAAAGGAAATATGAAAGTATTATGTAAAAAGAATTATTTAGATTTTAAGAAGGGTGTAGAATATACATTTACAAAATCAAATGATAATTTTATAATTCAATTTGAGAATGGAGAATGGGTTTGTGATGATGAAAATAAAGTATTAGAGTACTTTGAAATATTAAAAATGGAAGAACCTAAAATAGTAAATAGCACTTCTTCAATATTAAAAGTTGAAGTTTTAAAAGAAAATACAAATTCATTTACAGGCAAGGTATTATATTCGCCAGGCTATTATAAAATTGGTGAAGTTTTAGAATGGGATTATAAAACTTTTAATTTTGATAAAGATAATTCAAATATTCCTAAACACTACAATAACGACAACGGAAGTTTGTATAGTTTTGCAGAACAACATAGTCTTAATTCGTGGGAGTTTGATGCTATAAAGAGAATTGTAAGAAGTAGAAAGAAAGGTTCTTTTGAAGAAGATATTAAAAAAACAATAGTTGTTTTAGAACTTTATTTAAATGAATATAAAAAATAATTCGTATATTTGTATGTGTAGAGTCGCACCTACTATTTAAAAAATTATTAGAAATCCAACTATGATAAGACGTGCGACTCTTTGATTAGTTGGTTTTTTTGTTTATGGTAGGAATTTATAAGATTACAAGTCCAAGTGGTAAAATTTACATAGGTCAAAGTGTAGATATAGAAAGAAGATTTTCTATGTATAAAAGATTACATCAATGTAAATTTCAACCAAAATTATATTATTCATTAAGAAAATACGGTACTGAAAATCATATTTTTGAAGTTATTGAAGATTGTGATATTGAACTATTAAATGAAAGAGAAAGATATTATCAAGATTTTTATGATGTTTTAAACGGTGGTTTAAATTGTGTACTAACAAAAACAAAAGATAGGAGCGGAAAAGCAAGTATTGAAAGTAGAAAAAAAATGAGTAATGCACAAATTGAAAACTATAAGAATGGTTACGTACATCCATTATTAGGCAAGAAAGGATTAGAAAATAAAAATTTTGGTAGAAAAAGAACAAAAGAACAATGTGATAAAATAAAAAATGCACAAATTGAAAACTATAAGAATGGTAGATTAAAATATCCTTCAAGATTAGTTTTAGATTTAAATAATGGTATTTTTTACGATAGTGCAAGAGATTGTTACGATATTAATAGTTATTTAATTAAAACAAATGAAAGTTCATTTAGAAGAAAATTAAGTGGATTTAGAAGAAATGATACAAATTTTATATATGCTTAAACTATGTTAATACAACCGATACTAGACCTACCGAATAGAAAGAACATAGTAACTAAGCATGGAACATTGTCAGACCTTCATAAAGTTGCGAAAGAATGGTATAGAAGCGAAAAAGACAGTGTGTTTATGCGAGAGTTTGTTATCTACATAGTGAACAATTATAGTACATTTAAAACTAAGAAATGATAGTTGAAGTCTTCCAATGGATTGAATTAATTGTCTACCATGATATTAGATGTAAAAAATATGATTATATTTATGAATTGATATGCAACAATTAGAAAGTAAAGTTAAGAAGCATATACCAGAAGCAATATTTGTAGATGGTAGATTGATTAGTCCATTACCTACAATTAAAGTAGGGCATAGGATTGTAACTTTTCCTAACTATGTTGAACTGGCTTTTATTCGTTACGACTTTAAGACCGTTATTGAAGCAATGAAAAATAAGAAAATAATTTTGAATTTATGACAAAGTACAGCAGGATAATTAAGAAAGAAAAGAAACAGTTACTTTACGGTAATTTCATCAATCACAAAATTAAAGAGATTGTTGGTATATCGTTTGAAATCTATTGTAAAGAATACATTAAAGCACTTGTATAATGACGATTCAGGACCTAACTAAACACCATAAGAAATGGATAAACATCGCTAAACAGTTTGGAGGGTGTGAAGATGAAGTCCAAGATATGTATATCAAACTAATTGAACTAAACAAAGATATTAATACGGCTTACGTTTGGTGTACTTTACGTTCGATTTGCGTGGATAAAATAAGATTAGAAAGTAGATTTAAGAAAGTAGATTTAAACGACGTTAAAGAACTTGTAAGCGATGAAATTGATATTGATAAATTCATTAAGTTTGAAGAAATACAAACACAAATTGAAAAGGTACGATACAAAACACACTATTCAGACGTTATAATACTAGATGCTTATTATAAGAAAGGTTTAACGATTCGAGGGATAGCGGCTAAGTTTAATATAGCACCTTCTACGGTAATGAGAAGTTTAAAAACAACTAAAGAAAAAATAAGAAATGAAATATTTGATATTAATTAATTAATATTTTTATTAATTATGGAAGATAAAAGAAAGAATAACGGAGGGCATAAGACAAATGGAGGACGTAAACCAATAGCAGATGAGCAAAAAACAAATGCTATTTTTATTGCTGCAATTAAACAAGTTAAGAATGTTGAAACAGATGATGAGGCAAGAATTGAAATGGCTAAAGATTTGTTAACTTTTGAACGTGGAAAAATATTTATTTCAGAGCATTTATTTGGTAAGGCAAAAGAAACAATTGAAAGTAATATTTCATTAAACGACTTTAGCATAAAAGACCTTGTTAACATTAAGTAAAAAATATAATGGGTTATTTTCTGACTCACGTTACTTTGTAATTACTGGAGGTCGTGGTAGTGGAAAATCTTTTTCTGTTACTACCTTTTTGCTTACACTAACTTACGAAGTAGGTCATGTAATTTTATTCACTAGATATACATTAACATCTGCTCACGTTTCAATCATTCCTGAATTTATAGAGAAGATTGATTTGATAGATAGACATTCAGACTTTCACATAACAAAAGATGAAATTATAAATGTTCGGACTGGCTCAAAGATTTTATTTAAAGGTATCAAAACAAGTTCAGGACAACAGACAGCGAATTTAAAATCATTAGCTGGGGTCACAACGTGGGTACTTGATGAAGCGGAAGAATTAACAGACGAAGATACATTTGATAAGATAGACTATTCTATTCGACATAAAGAAAAACAGAACAGAGTTATTTTAGTTTTAAACCCAGCAACTAAAGAACATTTTATTTACCAAAAGTTTTTTGAGAATAAAGGTGTTGATGGCGGTGTAACGATTGTAAACGACGATATTACATACATTCACACAACTTACTTAGATAATGAAGAAAACCTCTCTAAATCATTCCTAGAGCAAATTAACGACATTAAAGAACGTAGACCCGAAAAGTATAAACATACTATTTTAGGCGGTTGGTTAGATAAGGCGGAAGGAGTTATTTATAACAACTGGAGAATAGGAGAGTTTAATAATGATAACGGTTCTGTGTTCGGTCAAGATTACGGATTTAGTAACGACCCTACAACATTGGTTGAAACGTCTATTGATAAGGGTAGAAAGTTAATTTATCTAAAGTTACATATTTATCAAACTCAATTAGTAACGACAGAACTTGCAAGGCTAAATAATCATTTTACTAAAGGCGGTTTAATAGTTGGAGATAATGCAGAACCTAGATTAATAAGTGAATTAAAACATCAGGGAAACAATGTAGTACCCTGCGTTAAACATAAGATTACAGAGGGTATTGAGATGTTGAGAGATTACGAAATGATAATAGATTGTGATTCGATTGATTTAATTAAGGAGTTGAATAATTACAGTTGGTTAGAACGTAAGTCAGAAACTCCGATTGATAAATTTAACCATGCACTTGATGCTGTTAGGTATGCAGTATCTTATCAATTATCAAATCCTAACAAAGGTAACTATTCAATCTACTAAATACATTTACAAAATTAAACGTTTAAAAACTATGAAATTAAATTTAACAATTCCAACTTCATTAAGTGAGATACCATTACTTCACTATCAAAAGTATATGGATATTTGTAAGAATAATACCGACCCCGAATTTTTAGGGCAAAAGATGATTCAGATATTTTGTGGGATTGAATTGAAAGAAGTAGTTAAGATTAAGTTCAATGACATGGTTGAATTGGTAAATCATTTTAATAAACTATTTAGCGAGATTCCAAAGTTACAAACGACATTTAATATTAACGAGTTAGAGTTAGGTTTAATTCCAAACTTCGACAAAATAAGCTGGGAGGAATATATCGAAGCAGAAACACACATTGTAAATTTTGATTCGTTTCATAAAGCATTGGCTGTTTTGTATAGACCTGTAATCGAAAAGAATAAGAAAGGTCAGTATTTAATAGCACCATTTAACAACGTCGATGAGTTTGGAGAAATGATGAAGTACACACCTTTATCAATTGCACTTTCAGCACACGTTTTTTTTTTGAATTTAGAAAGGGAGTTACTGAAGGCTACCATAAACTTTTTAGAGAAGAACCTAAAGACATTGACGATGAGCAACCAACAGATTTTAGCGAAGAAGCTCAATTTTCAAAACAGTGGGGGTGGTATCAGTCAATATATCAAGTCGCTCAAGGAGATCTTAGAAAGTTCGATGAAGTTCTCAAACTTGAATTATTTACCGTCCTTAACTTTCTGACATTCGAGAAGCAAAAGACACAAATAGAAATTAATCAAATTAAAAAAAATCAATTAAAATGAGTTACTTCGACATATCTACAAAATTATATGACACACTAAACACCGACCCACTTGTTAACCAAGTTACTAAAGGGGATTTGTCAGCAGTATTATTGCAGAAACAAAATATGTTTCCTTTATGCCATATAATGTTTAATAATACAACATTTTCAAACCAAGTTGTTAACTACAATATTTCTATAATTTGTATGGATGCAGTTGATTTTAGCAAAGATGAAACGGTTACTTTGTACGTTGGTAATAATAATGAAGACGATGTAATGAACTCTACATTAGCGATACTTAACAGATTGTATGAACAAATGTATAGAGGAAGTTTAAAGATAAATTACGATATACTTTCAGATGCAACGTGTGAACCATTCTTTGATAAGTTTACAGATTCAGTAGCGGGTTGGACTATGACATTTGATATATCCACAGAAAACACAATGGTAATTTATTGAGATGTTAGAAACTGAAAAGGAGTTAGAAAAGTTTGTTAAGTATATAATACAACAAAGTAGAAGCAATTTAACAAACTTAAAAAAGAATAGTAGTAAAAAACTATATAACTCTATAAAGGGAGAATCTAAACTATTTAAAAATTCTTTTGGGGTTTATTTCTCAATGGAAGACTACGGACATTATCAAGACAAAGGGGTTAACGGAGTTGGTCCAGCCACTAAAGATAAAAACGGGAATTTAAAAACAGTAGTCAGAAATGGTGCTTATAAATACACAAATAAAAGACCGCCAATTTCAGCACTCGATAAATGGATAGTTCGTAAAGGAATAGCACCAAGAGGAAAAGATGGTAAATTTATTAGCAGAACATCTTTAAAATACGCAATAGCAAATTCAATATATCGTAACGGTATTAAACCAAGTTTATTTTTTACCAAACCATTTGAGGCTGCATTTTCTAAACTACCAAGTGAATTAATTGAGAAATACGGATTGGATGCTATTTCGTTATTTAATCAGACAATTGAACAACCAAAAATAAAATGAGTAGAATATTTGCAAAAAGTCCGTATATTATTGAAATCAACGAAGCCAGTCAGATTGGTGCTAAAGTTGAAATTTATTTAAAAAAACCACAAAATGGAGTTGTTGTATATCCAACGCTGCCAAGTTATACGCTTAGCAAATTAATTGCTTCGTCAAATGCACCTACTTGTTATTTTGATATTTCGGAATATATACAAAACTTTTTAAATACATTAAGTTATACGGTAAACACAACAACTGAACCTAACTTTATGAGTGAGCAAAGTTTTTGTTTTGCTAGAATTAAACGATATAAATTAATAGGTTCTACATACACGTTAATTGATACAGTTAATTACACTTGCTTTAATGGTTACGTTTATAATACGGAAGGAATTAATATTGACTTAGGGGCTTATCTACTACCTGAGGGGACTTACTACTATAATAAAGACTTAAATCCTGGTGATTTATCGGTTGATAATGTAAGCGGTTATAAATATAAATATACTGACTTGGTAACGGGAACAAACAGAACTTATACAAGTGTAGATTCAAGAGTTTTGCAACCGTTTAGAGTGTTTTCAAGTTACCTTGCTAATGGTAATAAGTTAGAGATATTAAATGCTTCTAACACGGTTTTAAAAACGTATTATTTTAAACCTATCGAAGCGAATAAATATGGAAGTGTAACTATTGATTTTGTAAATAAATACGGTGCTTTTCAAAGGGAGTTTTTTCTTGGTGCTTCAGTTGATTCTATGAATGTTTCTAATTCTGAATACAAGAGTTATAGAGCAAATGAAACGACATTTAATAGTCAAGAGAATTTAGTACAAACATTTAATATTAACGGGACCGAGTCGATTAAAGTGAATAGCGGTTGGGTAGATGAATCATTTAAGGAAACTATTAAACAACTTTTACTGAGTGATAGGATATTAGTAAACAATAGACCCGCAAAACTAAACACTAAGCAAATAGACTTGCAAAAGAACATCAATAATAAAATGATTAACTATCCTTTAGAATTTAACTTTACAAATGACATTATATGAATAGGGAAGTTGAAATTTATATTGAGGGGACTGAACCGAATACTACTTTGGGTTATGGATATAACTACGACAAACTTGATTTATTTAAAGATGAATTTATTAATATTTCAAGTTCAATACAGAATATACAAGATTTATCTAAAGTTTATACAGATTTCTCTCAATCGTTTACCGTTCCAAGCACTCCCAACAATGATAAGATTTTTGAATATTTTTATCAGAATGATGTAGACAATTCAATCGACCATAACTTAAGAAGATATGCTTATATTGAGGTGGGTAAAACACCGTTTAGAAGTGGTAAAATTCAATTAGAGGGTTCTATTGTTAAGAATAGTAAAGCAGAACACTATACAATAACTTTCTATGGTGATTTGGTTAGTTTAAAAGATACGTTTAGCAATAAAAAACTTTCAGATTTAGACTATTCAGCAATATCTAACCCATATACGGGTGCTGGAGTTAAAGCAAGATTGACAGATACTACAACGGATTACGATGTACGTTACCCAATGATTTCTTCAAGTGATTTATGGACGTATGCAGACGCAAGTAGTACAGATTTAAGTACGGGTACGGGTCGATTAGTTTGGAATGAGTTATTTCCTGCTATAAAAGTATCAAAGATATTTGAAGCAATCCAAACAGATTTCGGATTGACTTTCAATTCTAACTTTTTAAATAGTGATGTGTTTAAGAAGTTGTTTTTGTGGTGTAAGAATACCGATAACCAAGATAATAAAATGAATGGTGCTAGTATGCTTATTGATAGTTATACCGACTATGCTAACTCAGTAACTGGATTGAATGAAGATATTTATCAAACAGATACAAATACTTTTAAATTTCTTTCAACTCCTCAAAATAAAGCTAGAATTGATGCTACAGTTATAATAAATAAACCTACTGCAATAGGAAGTTTTATTGTTTATGTAGATACTTATTACAACGGTGTTAGAATTTCAACAACTAAAATAGATTCAAGTATTTCAAATTCTGAAATTGTTTATTCTACTCCTTTTCAAAATATGAACTTTCAATTATACTTTAAAGTTCGTAGCGAAGCACCTGTTAATTTACAATATACTATTCAGGTAAATAGAAATAATGAAGATTATAGTGTCAATTTAGGTTATGTTCAAGCAGTTAAAAATACTGACTTAGTTTTATCTAATTCTTCTAACTCAATCTATTTAAATGTTCCAAACATAACAGTAGCGGATTTCTTTAGCGGTATATTAAAACAATTCAATTTGACTTGTTATGCAACCGCTTTCAATACTTTTCAAATTGAGCCATTAGACGATTGGTATAGTAAAGGTGCTATAATTGACATTACAAAGTATGTAGATGTTAATGATATTAATATAGATAGGCTACCTCTTTATAAAAATATTTCATTCAACTACGAAAAAAGCGAAAGTTTTATCAACAGAGCCTTTGGAGATGCTTCAAATAGAGAGTGGGGAGATACTTCGCTTAATTATGATTACGACGGAGGCGATTATACCGTTAAATTACCATTTGAGAATTTACAGTTTAGTAAGTTTAGCACAACACCTATGCAAGTGGCTTATAGTTTGACAAAATATCCCGATTATAAATCTTATATTCCTAAGCCCGTACTATTATATTATAACGGTGCAATGACAACAGCGATTAGATTCTACGACGGTACGACAGAAACAACAGAAACTAATTTAGCATTATTTGGTAATGATTTGTCTTATAACAATCAAATATATTCTTTGAACTTTGCACCCGAAACAAGTACTTGGTATGACAAACCAATTGATAATAGTTTATTTGCAAACTACTATTTTGGTTACTTATCGAATTTATTTAACTCAAAAAATAGATTAACAAAATTAACTGCATACTTTCCAATATCGTTAATTACGTCTTTAAAATTAAATGATAGGTTGATCATAAAAGATAAACGATATTTAATCAATACAATTAATTCTGAGATAACTAACGGTAAGGTACAATTAGAATTGATAAACGATTTCAGACCTATTAGAAATTCAACGGGTTTATTTACAGTTGGTGATTTAGGTGGAACGGTTGAGGTTGGAGTTGGTTTAAGCACAACCGCACAAAGTAGCAACATATCGACAGTAACATCTGGAGTTACATTTTCAACTTCAACAATTACAACAGATACAAATGTTTTGGTTACTATTCCTTCCAATCCAGACCCTAAATATATATTGACTTCTCAAAGTGGTGAAATACTAATTAGTCAAGATTCGTTTAATATAAGAAGCCAACAAGGAGAAGATGCAACAATAGTAATTGATGTAGATGAAACGATGAGAGACGGTTCAACAGATGCTTATACAATTAATATACTACAAGAATGATAAAGAATATTTTAGAAATGTTAGCCTTATCTAACTTCTACGGAGAAAGTGAAGCAATTGATATTGTAAAAGGGAAAAATGAAATACCTAAAACGATAAAAGAAGCATACAAGCAAGGAGTTAGACAATTAAAAGCGGTGAAATAATGGCAGAAACTAAAGTAGTAAATTTAGAAGTAAAGACGAACGTAGAGCCGTTAAAGAAACAACTTAAAGAAGCACAAAAGGAAGTTGAAGCATTAGCGGCAAAGTTTGGAGCAACTTCGGACGAAGCGGTTAAAGCAGCTAAAAAAGCCGCAGAATTAAAAGATGCGATAGGAGATGCAAAGTCTTTAACAGACTCGTTTAATCCCGATGCTAAGTTCAATGCTTTGTCTAGTTCTTTGGGTGGTGTAGCGAGTGGATTCGCTGCTTATCAGGGTGCAATGGGTCTTGTTGGTGTTGAATCTAAAGAAATTGAAAAGCAACTTTTAAAGGTTCAGTCTGCTATGGCATTGGCTCAAGGACTTCAAGGATTAGGAGAGGCTAGAGATTCATTTAAACAATTAAAAGCGGTTGCAATAGATACTTTTAAGGGTATTAAAACAGCAATAGGAGCAACGGGAATAGGTTTGTTAGTAATTGCTTTAGGGACTTTATACGCTTATTGGGACGACATTAAAGAATTGGTAGGCGGTGTAAGTGATGAGCAACGCAAACTTAATGAGGAAGTAAATAGAAATGTTGTTTTAGAAAATGAAAAGTTAGATAAAATAGGTGAACAAGATAACGTTTTAAAACTTCAAGGTAAAAGCGAAAAGCAAATACTACAATATAAAATTGCTCAAATTGAAGCGGTGCAATTAGCATCTAAAATTCAATTACAAAATGATTTTGTAACTAAACAAAATCAAATAGCAGCAGCCAAAAGAAATAAAGAATATTTAAAAGGCTTTTTAGATTTTATTACATATCCTCAAAAGAAACTAACTGAGTTCTTTTTTGTGTTTGTCAATGAAGCGATAGGAATATTAAATAAGATACCAGGAGTAGACATTGCTAAATTTAATGTAAATACAATACTTAAAGATTTTGACGGAATTAACAACAAAATAGCAAACTTAATTTTCGACCCGTCCGAAACTTCTAAAAAAGCGGACGAAGTTATTAAAGAGCATAAAAAGGGTTTAGTAAAATTAGAAAATGATAAGGCTGGTTTATTACTTCAAATAAAAGATATAGATAAAAAAGAAGTAGCCGATAATAAAACAAAACTTGACAAAATAAACGCAGACAATGAAGAGGCTTTTAAAAAGAAGCAAGCGGACAGAATATCACAACAAGCAGAAGATGCAAAGGAGTTAGCAGATGCTAAAAAATTCGATGAAGATAAGCACAAATCAGAAGTTGAAGCACTACAAAAAACAGCAGCAGCAAATAAGGCAGCGGGAGAAAAAATAATTGAGAATGATAAAAAAGTAGCAGCCGAAAAGAAAATAATACAAAATCAACAACTACAAGCGGTTCAAGATACATTTACAATTATTGCTAATTTATCCGAATTATTTGCGGGTAAATCTAGAAAACAACAAGAAACTGCGTTTAAAATTCAAAAGGCTGCGAACATAGCAAACGCAACAATAGATACTTATAAAGCGGTCATGTCAACATACGCATCTACTCCTGGTGGACCAATTATAAAAGGTATAGCGGGCGGGGTTGTTTTGACTGCTGGTTTATTAAATGTTAAAAAAATTGCATCTACACAATTTTCAAGCGGTGGCGGTTCTAGTGGTGGTGGAGGCGGTGGTTCAACTACTTCGGGCGGTGGCGGTGGAAATAACGCACAAATTCAAGCTCCTTCGTTTAATATAGTAGGTAATAACGGATTGAACCAATTGAGCCAATTAAAACAGGCACCTATACAAGCATATGTAGTAAGTGGTGCGATGTCAACAGCACAAAGTTTAGATAGAAATAGAGTTAGAAACGCAACATTATAATAGTATGAAAAAAGAATTACAAACAATAGAATTAACAATTAAAGACGAATTAAAAGAGGGTGTTTTTGCTATTAGTTTAGTAGACAAACCCGCTATTGAGGAGGATTTTATAATGTTAAATGCTTTAGAAGTAGAGTTAAAAGTAATTAACGAAGAAAAAAGAGAGGTTGTAGGTCTTGCTTTAGTACCTAATAAGAAAATTTTAAGACGTAAAGACGATACTGAATTTTATATTGAGTTTTCAGAGGCTACAATTGAGAAAGTTCAGGAATTATATTTGAAGAATTTAAGAGCAAACAACGTTACAATAGACCATGAAAAGCCAGTTAACGGAGTTTCTTTAATTGAATCATGGATTGTTGAGGACCCAAAAAACGATAAGTCTAATATTTACAATCTAAACGCTGTTAAAGGTAGTTGGGTTGTTAAGATGAAAATCTATAACGATGAAGTTTATGAAGGTGTTAAGTTAGGTAAGTTTAACGGGTTTTCAATAGAGGGGATGTTTGATGGATTGGACCAACTAAAAATGAGTGAAACAAAAGATGAAGAATTAATTGATTTAATTAAAGACTTAATCAATGAGTTTAAATTATAACGTTAGATATAAGGAAGCAAATCATATAAGTGCTACAGATTCAATTTACTTTGATAATGGTACTGGCATTCTTCAACAACTTGTTAGAAGCAAATTTAATAGTTTTATAAATTATTACGATGTAGTTTCTAATTCAGTAACAACGATTACAACTACAAACTTTTACAAATTAAATAGCAGTACTACATTAGGTTTATACAACGATAATTTCACACATTCAAACAATAGAGTTACTAACACAGTAAACTCGAGAAACGTAAAAGCAGAATGTAATATATCATTAACAAGCGGGAATAATAACGTACTAAATATTGCTTTTTTCAAGAATGGTGTTAAAGTAGATTCAAGTGAAATTGATGTAACTTGTTCGGGCAATGGTAAAGCACAATCTAACCCAATACAATGCGTCGTAAATATGGCGGTTAACGACTACTTAGAAGTATGGATAAAAAATCAAAGTTCAAATGATGTTACATTAGTACACTTCAATGTAATAGTTACTGAATTATAAATCAATAAGTTAAGTAAATAAATAAATACAAATCAATAATTAAATGTTAAAAAGTTATGAAAGAAAATGTTAAAGAAGCATTAAAAACAATTAAAGCATTTTTAGGAATGGAAACAAAATTGGAAGATTTACCATTAGCGGACGGTATGACTACAATACAAGCGGAAAGTTTTGAAGAAGGACAAGCGGTGTTTATCGTTATGCCCGAAGCAGAGCCAGTACCTTTGCCTATTGGAGAGTACGAATTAGCAGATGGTAGAATTTTAAAAGTTGAAGTTGAAGGTATCATTGCTTCAGTTGAAATGGTAGAGGAAGAAGCTGAAACAGTTGAACCTACGGAAGTGCCAGTTGAAGCGGAGAAAGTACAACAACAAACAACAGCGAAAAAAATCGTTCGTTCAACAGTTGAGGAGCAACACTTCTCAAAATTAGAATTGAAGATTGAGGAGTTGGAAGCAAAGATTTTAGAATTATCTAAAGTTGAAGAAGTAGTTGAGGTTGTAGAATTGGAAGAAGTAAAACCAATTAAACACAATCCTGAGAAAAAGGAAGTAATTAACTTGGATTCAATGACACCTTTAGAAAAGTATAGACTTGCTAAAAGTAGAATGAATGGATAAGTTTGTAAATCCTTTCGAGAAAGGTGTAAACTATGAACACTTTTTAAAAGCAGTTGGAGCAAAGACAATTAAAACATATTGCAAGGGAAAATTAACCGAAGAACAAATTGAATGGTTAATAGAAGATTTAAAACATTATAAACAAAATAAAAACAAATAAACAATGGCTATTAGTTACACGTCGGTTGACATTAGAGGTAAGGCAGTTGAGCCTATCTTAGAAGAAGTATTATTTGCAAACAAGACGATTGCAGATAACTATGTAACGTTCGCTACGGACGTTAAAGCGGGTACAATTATTACAGAGGCTGGAGTTGATGTTACAGCACAATTATATACGGGTGCTGCATTATCTAACTCAGGTTCGATGACTGTTACAGACAGAATCATTACACCAACTAAATTAGAGTATAAACAAACATTCTTACAAGAATCATTAAGAGCTGGTCGTTTTGGTCGTTCAATGAATCCTGGAGCATTCAACATTGAGAGTTCTGAATTTGCTTCTACTGTATTAGCACAATATGCTCCTAACGTTTCACAAGATGGTGAATCAATCTTTTGGGGTGGTATTACTTCAACTACAAAAACTGCAATTGCAGCTTTAACTCCTGGTGCTTCACAAGGTTCTATGACTGCTGCAACACAAACTGCTGTTGCTGCTTTGACTGCTGGTTTAGTTGATGGTGTATTCTCTAAAGTTCTTTACGACAACTCTGCATTAGGTGGATATATTAAAGTAACGGGAACTACGGTTACTGCTGCAAATATTGCTGCTGAAATGGCTAAAATTTATGCTGCAATACCAGCTGAAAACTTAGCGGATACAGTTTCTCCAACTGTAATTTATGCACCAAGAGCATGGAAACAATTAGCACGTATTGCTAACAATGCAGTAGGAGCAGCACAACAAATTAACTTCGAATTTGAGTCAGGTTCAAATGATGCTAAATGTTTCTACAATGGTGTTGAAGTTCTTTTCGTACCAACTCCAAACAACTTAATGGCTTACGCACAAAGAAAAGCAGCGGTTATTTGGTGTACAGATTTAGCAGACGATTACAACAGATTTGAAGTAGGTAAATTGGTTAATGACGGAGATACTCAATTTGTAAGAGCAATCTACACAATGGGAGTTTTTGTAGGTCAAGCAACTAAAGGTGTACTTTACGGAGGATAGGAATTCATTAAATTAATAATCTAAGGGTGGTGAGAAATACATCACCCTTTTTTAATACAAAATATTATGCCGATAACAATTGCAAACGGAAGAAAAGAACAAGATAAAGACAGTGTAGGTGGATTCAAAGCACTTTACTTTATCAATAATCAAATTGTAAAAAGTGATATTACATATGATGCTACAAACACAGATGTAATTGACACAATTCTAAATGTAGATACTTTATACAAATTTGAATTAAAGGGAGAAAATAGTTTTAATCAAACTATAATGGCGGACCCAATCGCTGGAACAACTTATTTTGAACAAAATTTAAGTATCAAATTAAAAAAACAAGATGCTGCAACGTCAAAAAATGTAAAATTACTTGCTTATTCTATGCCACATTGCGTATTACAAGACTACAACGGTAAGTTTTATATTGCTGGTCTATTGAATGGCTTAGACCTAGTGGGGGGTGAAATTTCAGGAGGTTCAAAAATGGGTGACTTCAATGGGTACTCATTAACTTTCAAAGGTGAAGAAGTTTGTTACGCTAATTTATTAGATGCTACAACAGAAGCAGCGATGCTTACTTTGTTTACTTCAGCTACTTTAGTAACTTCTTAATAAATACTACTACTACTTTAAAGGCTATCTTAATCGGTAGCCTTTTTTTTTTGAATACAATTTATAAAATTATCGTTTAATAACTATGATAGTATTAACAACAGATGCGACGGCACAAAGTTTTAATTTCGTTCCTAGAACTGAGGATGTAGATTTTGATGTATTTCCGATTCAAGACGAGCAAACAAATGTTATATTTAATTTTAGAGTAAATACTTCTTACACTGACTACAATAAACTAGACTTAACAGATGAACAAACAAACACAAGCGTTACTTATAATGTATCTAGTTTTACTACTTCTGAATACTATCATACAATTACACTTGCTTTTAGTGGATTAATAGAAGGGCATACATACATAATGAGAATTTACAGAGATTCAAAAACAAACACACGTTTTTTAGGTAAAGTTTTAGCAACTAATCAATCATTACCATATACGGTTAATGAAGGTATTTATAACAAGAGAGAAACAACAAACGATTTTATAATATATGAATAAAGTAATTGAGTTAAGTCAGTACACTACTCCCGTAATTACTGAGCAAAGAAATGAGGGGTGGGTAGATTTTGGGCAAGGTAATAACCACTATAATTTTTTAATTGATAGGTTCCAAAATTCAGCAACTAATAATGCGGTTATAAATAACATTTGCAAACTTATTTACGGTCGTGGAATTACAGCCTTAGATGCTTCACAAAAACCAACTGACTATGCTAACTTTTTAAGTTTAGTATCAAAAGACGATATTAAACGTATTATTAGTGATACTAAAATGTTAGGTCAAAGTGCGATACAAGTGCATTATAACAAAGATAGAACTGTTAAACAGTTTCTACATTTACCCGTTAACTTAGTTCGTTCTGCTAAATGCAATGAAGACGGGGACGTGGTGGCTTATTACTATTCAGACAATTGGCAAAAAACTAGAGAGTACAAGCCAATCAGATTTGATGCTTTTGGAACTTCAAAAAGCGAGATTGAAATATTAATGATTCAACCTTATAGTGCTGGTATGAAGTACTATTCTTATGTTGATTATCAAGGGGCTTTGGATTACTGCTTATTAGAGGAAAAAGTTAGTGAATACCTTATAAATGAGGTTAGTAACTCATTTGCGCCCACGAGTATTTTAAATTTTAATAATGGACAAGCGACCCCTGACCAGAAGCGACAAATTAGCGACGACGTTACAAACAAGTTAACTGGTTCTACGGGTAAAAAAGTTATTATTTCATTTAACGATAACCCCGAATCGAAAACAACTATTGATACTATACAATTGCAAAAGGCTGCGGACCAATATCAATATTTATCAGACGAAGCGAGAAACAAAATTTTAGTAGGTCATAACGTAACTTCACCGCTTTTATTTGGTATTTCAACAAGTACGGGTTTTAGTTCAAATGCAGACGAATTAAAGAATAGTGCAATACTATTTGATAACATGGTTATTAGACCTTATCAAGAGTTAATTATTGATGCTTTTGATAAGATTTTAGCAGTTAATGGAATTAGTTTAAAACTATATTTTAAAAAGTTAAATGTTTTAGATGAAGATGGTGAATTAAAACAAGCACCACAACAAACTACTTTAAGTGCAGAAGTATTTGATTTTGAAAGTATAGGTGAAGAAATAGACGATGAATGGCTTTTAGTCGATTCTAGAAAAGTTGATTACGACGAAGAAATTACTTTGGATGAAGAATTAGAAAACTTAAAACCTAAAAAATCATTCTTAGCGAAATTAGTTAGTACAGGTATAGCGAGAGGAAATGCAAAAAGTGAACAAGATGGAAACATTTTTAAAACTCGTTATAGATATGCTGGAGATAAACCTGGTGAACGTTCTTTTTGTGTTAAAATGAGTCAACAAAACAAAGTATATCGTAAAGAGGATATTGTTAATATGAGTAACTCAGATTTAGGCGACCATTACACAAATAAAGATGGTAGAGTAATTGGATGGGGACCGAATGGAGCTATAAAATTCGATCGATTTATTTGGAAAGGCGGAGGTAACTGCCATCATTATTGGATTCGTGAAACTTATTTAAAAAAATCAGATGTAAATTCACCACTTGCACAAACTTATACAGCTTCACAAAGTAGAAAGTTGGGAGAGATTGCACCCGTTAATGATTCGAGAGTTTACCAACGTCCTATTGATATGCCTAACAGAGGCTTTTTACCTAAATAATTTATAAAATGGCTGAAGTATTATTAATTTCAAATAAAGATTTAGTAAAGTTTACTGCATTGAACGGTGGAATCGACCCCGACAAGACAGTACATTTTATAAAAATAGCACAAGATATTTACATTCAACAATATCTAGGCAGTAATTTGTTAAACAAGTTAAAAACAGACTACCAAAACAACACGTTAACAAACGATTACAGCAACTTAATTACAAACTTTGTTAAGCCTATGTTAATTCACTTCACAGCGGTTGAGATGTACCCGTTTATCGCTTATTCAATTACAAATAAAGGAGTGTATAAACATAGTGCTGAAAATAGTGAGGTAGTTAGCAAAAACGAAGTTGATTATTTGGTAGAGAAAGAACGCAAAATTGCGGAGAATTATGCCGAACGTTTTATAAAATATATGGCTTTTAACTATCCATTGTTTCCCGAATATTTGACAAATATCGACGAAGATATAGCACCTAAAATAAAAACAGATTTAACTAATTGGTATTTAGGCTAAACACAATTAAAACAATTTACGTTTAAAAAATATGTCAATAGAAAGAAAATTTACAGATTTCACAGCAAAAACGGGAGCCTTAAAATCTACCGATGTTATGATGGTTGATGATTGGAATGGCTCGATATTTACAACAAAGAAAATACTAGGAAATCAAATTGTCCCTTATAAGGTTTATATTACAAATATAAGTCAATCAGGAACAGCAGCACCAACTACTTCGGGCGGTTACTCTCAATTAACTGGAACGATTACACTTGCAAGAACATCAGCAGGAACATACACAATAACAAACTCAGTAGCAGAATTTACAGCAAATAATACGTTTGTTTTCTTTCAAAAAAGTAGTGGAGCTTACAATCGATTATTTCAGTACGAAATTACAAGTACAACGGTTATAACAATTAAAACTTGGACTGGTGCGGGTGCTTTAGCAGATGATTTATTGAGTAGTGATTCAATTGAGATTAAAATAATTAATTAATATGGCAGTAATAAAAAAAATATCAGAGTTAACCGCTAAGGGTTCTAATATTGGAGCAAATGACTTAGTTGTAGTTGGTGTTTCAAATGGTACAGACTACGATTTAAAAAGTGTAACGGGCAATCAATTAGTTGGTGCAGCGGTTGCTCAAACTATTACAAGTGGAGTTACTACAACGGCACCTAGTCAAGATGCAGTTAAAACCGCTTTAGATTTAAAAGCTGACACAACAGCATTAAGCGGTTACCAACCTTTGCTGAGCGGTGGAACAACGAACCGTTTAACTAAGTGGAGCAGTTCATCTGCAATAGGTGTTTCATTAATTCAAGACAACGGCACTACTTTAAGTATTGGAACTACTCCAGTAGCAAATAACTTAATAAAAGTATCATCAAATTCAACAGATACAACTTTAGTTTCTGAAAACTCTCAGGCTTCGGGTGTTGGTATCTCAGGAAGTTCAAGCGGTGCAAATGGTGTAGGCGGTTCATTCACTTCTACAAGTGTAACGGGTGTTAAGATTGGAGTTAACGCAAGTGCAACGGGTGCTGGAGGAACAAACAAGGGTGCAGTATTCGGAGCAACTGGAGGGGCAACAAATTACTCTATTCAATTAACGGATGGAACAGAGGGAAGCGGCAAATTTTTAAAATCTGTTACTGCTAACGGTGAGGCGAACTGGTCAAGTATTGCAAACACAGATGTTTCAGGATTGGGAAGTTTAGCAACTCAATCGGGTACTTTCTCAGGAACTTCAAGCGGGACAAATACGGGCGACCAAACATTCCTTAACGCAAGAGTTCAAACAGTAACAAGTTCTGCAACAGTAACACCAACTTCTACAAACGACTTAGTAATTATTACCGCTCAGGCAACGGGTTTAACCTTAGCAAATCCAACGGGAACATTTACAGAGGGTCAAGCCTTAATGATACGTATTAAAGACAACGCAACTGCTAGAACAATTGCATTTGATACTAACTATAGAGCAATAGGAGTAACACTACCAACTACAACGGTTATTAGTAAAACTAT